GCACGAAGCGTCAGTCCGCTCATGCGTTGCCTCCTTGCGTCGGGTCGGGGACGACAAGCTGAGAAGGACGCTCGCCAAGCGTCAGGCCAAGTTCGGCCATCAGTTCACGCTCGGCAGCGATCTGCCGAAGCTCGACATCCCATTGCTTGCCCTGCCGGGCGTACTCGGCGGCGAGGCTCGTCGTGAGCGTCGCCAGCTTCGTCTCGGTGGCGTTGGCTTCCTTGTTGGGATCGACGCCTTCGCGGCCGTCCCATACCCAAGCCCAATTCCATTCCGAGGCCGGCGGCAGCCCGGCGGGGATCATGCCGGGGACAAGAAGGGCTTCGTCAAGCCACTCGCGGAAGATGCGGTCGAGCCACGCCCGCTCGAGTTCGTCCCGCTCGACGCGGACGTTTTGCTCGTGCAGTTGGCCGTCCAGGCGGGCCGAGGAGTAGTTGTAAGACGAGGCGTCGAAGGCGGCCTTGTAGTACGGCAAATTGACGCCCCGAGCGATCTCGCTGAGGATCGTTCGCGTGAATGCTTGGTGCGTGTTGGTGGGCTGTTCGGCCTTGAGCTGGGAGATGTCCCATCCCTCTGGCAGCGTGGTGAGCGTGCCCTTCTCGATCTCGATCGCCGCGAAGGCGTCTACCTCGTCCACCTGGGCGGCGGGCGAATTGCTGTGGACGAACGCGGCAAGGTCGGCGGCGATCTCCGCGGCGCGGATCACGGCCTCGGTGTACCGCCGCATGTTCGCCGTCAGCCGCAGGCACGGCGTCAGTTCCGAGAGCCCCCGGTGCTGGCCCGGCCGGGTCGGCCGGAACCAGTGAAGCATGTTCTCGGCGACGATCGTGTCGTACTCGTTGATGCCGATGAGGTAGTTGCTGCCGGGGTGCGACGTGAGAACGTGGTACGCGATCACGTTGCCGTGCCGGTCCAGTTCGACACCGTCCACGAGCGAGCCGTCGGGCGAGATTGTTTGCTGGTAGTCGTAGGCCGGCGATGCGACTTGGTCGGCTTCGATCAGCCGCAAGTCGAGCTGCACGCCCCGCACGTCGAGCCGCGGATTCGTGAAGAACATGCAAAACGCTTCGCCGTCGAGGACGCGGGCCTCGGTGGCGGTGCGGAGCTTGTCGGCCAGGCGGACGGACCACGACCAATCGAAAAACGCGCGGCCGATCGCCCGGTCGGAATCGGCGTTGCCGGTGTCGAGTTGGATTCGCGGCCCGGTGCCGATGAGGTCGTTGGACTTGGTGACGCAGATGCCGTGAACGTAGGCGTTGTTCGCCCGCTCGTACCGGGCACGATTGCGGATGATTCGCCGGACTTCCGGCGTGAGAGCGGCGTTCGCCGACAGAGCGTCAGCGTTCGCCCAATGCCGGCTGTCGTCACTCGTCTGCGCGGCGTCGAACCGCGCCCGTGCGAGCGGACGGACGACCTGGATCGCCTTCTTCGGAGGCGACCAGCGGCCGGTGCGGATGAGGTTGGCAAGCCCCATTCAAGTCGTCCCCGGAGGAATGATCTTGTTGAACCGAAGCCCGCGGTGAGCGTTGCCGGCAGCCGTAGCGTTCCGACCGGCGAGGTACTTGTCGGCCTCGATCATGTCGGGGATCGATTGCGCCGTGACTTCGCCCGCGTCGGTGCGGACAGACGCCGGCCCCTGGGCCACCGTGTCGATCTTGCTGGCAAGTTCGTCGCTCATGCCGTTCACAATGCGTGACGGCGGCGAGAACTCGGAGGGGGTGTGGCTACGCCTTGTGGCGCTTCGTGACGATCACCCGCTTGCCGTCAGGGCCGGCGGGGATGCTGACCTTCTTGCGCTTCCGGAATCCGCCCTCGCTGGCGGCCGGCTCGAGGCCGGTGATCGACGCCGCGACGGCGCAGCCTACGAGACAATCCCACCAGTGATTTTCGCGGGCGACTTCCTTCCACTCGTCCACGCTCCGGCCGCGGGCCTCGACGCGCACCGGAAACTCGGCGACGAGGTGCTCGATCAGCATTTCGTGATTGCCGGCGTGCAGCATGATGGCTTCCGGATCGCCGAGACCCAGACGCAGACGGCCGGACGTGAACGTCTTCCAGAAGTTGGTGTCGTAGGTCGCTTCGATCTGCGTGCCCTCGGCGGTCTTGCCGACGAGCCAGTTGAGCCCCGCCCGATCGCCACGATTCTTCCGCGGCCCCATCGGCGTTCCAGCAGCACCGATACCCTTGCCGCGGCTCGGCAGGATCTGTGCCGCAAACGGAGACGACCGGGCGAAGTTTCTCACGACTGCCGTCGATTGCCCCCAATTGGAATCGACCATGAGTTGCGAGATTCGCATCGGCACGCCGTCTTCTCGCGGCCAGTCGCGGGCAAGCAAGAGCCGCGCCGTCTCGTCCAGGCCGGCACGTAGCGCCGCCTCGAAGCCTGCCCCTGGCGATGCGAGAGCCAACGTCTTGCGAGCCGATCCGGCCTCGAAGAACGACGAGCCTTGGTCCGGGTGTGCCCCATAGGCGACGACGTGCCCGCCGAACGATTCCGACCACGACGCCACGAGCCAGTACAAAAGCCGGTCCTGCACGTCCACGAACGCGGTGAGCTTCGTGTGGCCTGCCGGCACGATCCCGCGGGCGATGTTCGTCGAGCGGAGCACGAGCTGCCGCTTGTCGAGCTTGTCGGTGGTGATGTCGTCGGCGAGCGGGCTGTTCTGAAACTCAGCGTTGAACGCTGCTTCGCCGCGGTCGATTCGCAGATTCCAGGCATGCTGGATCGCCGACAGTTCGTCCGGTGCTTTCCGTTCCGGCCACGCCACTCGGCTGCCGGCGTCCATCGCGGCTTGCCGCTGGCGGTAAAAGTCGTCGGCCGCGCCGGTGCCAGTGCCGTCGCGCTGGCCTTCACGTCGCAGCTCCGCGTACTGGCTCCAATCGTCTTCGGCGTCAGGCCATTCGTAGACCAACTTCGTCCGCTCGCCCTGCCACGACGGGTGCTTCTGCCTGTCAAGCAGCCGGTCGGCAAGGTCGTCGGTGCGGATGACAGTGACGGTGCAGAGGCCGGCGATCCGCTTGCCGGGGCCGGCCAGGCCGAGGATCGCCCCGGAGAGCGTCCGCTCGCGGGTAGCACACTGCGAGGGGCTCGCGGCCGACTCGTCGGTCTGCGGATCGTCGATCAGCACGAGGTCAGGGCGAATCGTCCTGCCGTCGGGCCGGGTGTGCCGGAGCCCGCGGATACGGCCGGTAATGCCGGCGACGCGGACAGCGGCCCCGGAAGATGCCCCGCCGGGGACGGTTGCGAGCGTGATCTGATCGGCGGTCCACTCGATCTTGGTCGGACGGCCTTCGATCGTCTGTCCGCGGGCACGTGCGTTGATCCCCTCGAGCGCCCGGATCGGGTACGTCGCTTCCGGGTAGTCGTCAGCCAGGAGGTCGTTTTGCTCGAGGTGGCTCTTGATGCTGTCGAGCATCTGCTCGGCGATCGACTGGTCAGAGCCGATGAGCGTGATGAACTGCCGGTGGCCGTTCAGCAGTGCCCAGAGGCATGCCCACTCGCAGAGCGTCGTCTTGCCCGAGCCGCGCGGCATGGCGAAGGCGAACAGCTCGCCGCGAAGCACGGACGCTTCGATCTTGGCGATCGCCGTCAGATGGTCGGGCGACCACGCCAGCGGGAACGACTCGGCGGCGTACGTTTCGCAGAAAAGCCGGAAGTCCAGCCGGCAAGAATCCCGCCGGGCCGGATCGACGATCGCCGGCGGCGGGCCGATGTCGCGGCCGGCGGATCTTCGCTCGCGGCCTCGCTCGGTCGATCGTTCCTTCTCACGCTCGTAGTGCTGCTTGTCCCGCTGCGCCTTGTCCAGCCGCGTTTTCTGGTCGATTCGCGTTTCCATCTGGCGGCCTGCTTTCAATCTCCGGCGTCCGGTCCGAACGACACGCAATTTTATGGCGGATCGCAGTGCCCCGTTCGAGCCACAAAAGCGAGAAGGACCCAATGCGCTCTTTTAAAGCTGATGGGATGGTCAGTGGCAAATTGTTGTTCTTGACGAGGTTTTCGAGCTTCCACAACGGCTGAAGGTTCGTGTAATGAAAGGCAATGCTCTGATGCTCTTCGTTCGTCAGATCGAACCGCGACAACGGAAGGATGTGGTCAACATGCCACCGCCCGCGATTCTCCCACGACATGCCTTCTTTGAACTGGCTTTCAATATGAGAAGCCAACTGAGACGGAGTGCATCCCACCAAATCCATTGTCTTCGATTTCTTTCGCGTGCTGGCAAACTTCAGAGCTTGCCACACTCTTTTTCTCTGCCTGGTAGCCATCGCAAACGCCGGGTCACGTTTTTTTCTTTCCCGCTGATTCTTGGCTGTGTACGCAAGACATTTTGCTTTGTTGGTTCTGTAGTATGTCCTGCTGTACTCTCTTAGCTTTTGCAATTGCTGTTCGCTCAATGGCTTTCGGGGGCGATGCTTTACAATCGCGTGGTATCTGCGTTTCTGATAAGCGTTAAACTTCTCCCTATTAGCAATGGCATATCTCTTGGCACGCTCCTTGATAGCTGGCTTGTTTCTTTCGTATCGAAGTGCTTCTCTTTTCCTGTAAGAGCCGATGTTTCTTTCACGAGCTTTTTTCTTTGTTGCTCGCACGTGCTCTTGGTTTCTTCTGCACCATTCGCGTTTGTAAGACAGAACATTTTCCCTGTTCTCAGCACGAAGCTTCGCTTGCCTCTCCCTATCCCTGCGTCTCTTCCTCTCTGCTGGCGTCTCTTCCGGTCCGAAGGCCAATGTCATTTGGCGATCCATCGCCTATCTCCTTTGCGTCCGCTGCCCTCACCAACTCCCTCGCCAACTCCAACAGTCTCGCCGTCTCGACGATCACGACTGAGCCCCTACGGTTCGGCCGGTGCCACACGAGCGGCACCTTGCCCGTAGGTGCGTCAGCTCGAGCTTGATCGACCGCAGGCCACAGTGTCAGCTTCTCAGTGCGCTTCGCCTCGACGTGGATCGCCACGCCATCGATCACGACATCGGGCGAGTCCGGACCGCCCTGGTACTGCACGCCGCGGCGGGCATCGACTCCGAGCAACGTGCCGAGCTCGGCAGCGGCTTCACGCTCGCCGCGCTTGCCCTTCTCGCGTGCAGCTCTACCCATTGCCGTCCCCCCCCGCCCGCGGCGGCAGCGGTTTCTCCGCATCACGACGAATACTGTCCCGAGCGTCAATCACCTCTTCATCGTTCCACTCTTCGCCGTCATCGTTGGCGACGATCGTGCAACGACTCAACGCAGCGACAACTTTATCGAACGTCTCGCGGCTGATAACCACTCGATCTTCGATCCACCGCCGTTCCTCGCGGAGCCGGGCGATCTGTGCCTCCAGGCTCTCGACCTTCTGCAACAGCGTCGAGATAGACCGCCGCTCCTCGACCAACTCTTCCAGCCGCCGTGCCGCCTCAAGCAGGCAGGCATTAGCACATCCGTCCCCGCTCTGGATGTCGCTGGCAAGGATCCGCAGCGCGGAAATCAGCGTTGCGTCGGGCGTTCGTCGATCACTCACTCCCCACCTCCTTCACCGCCACGCCAGCCGGCGGCAGCTTCACCGCCAAGCCCGAAGCGGCGAGGGACTCTTTGACCGCTTTCAGGCACATCATCCAGTCGGAATAGGCAACGTTGCTGCGGGCAAACGGAGGCTCAGGCAGCACCACCTCAGGCGGCGACGACCGGGCGAGAAGCCCCTTGGCGATGTTCTGGCCGTGCTCGGTGTACTCGTCATCGTCCGCGATCCCGGCGATGATTTCCCGTTCCTCCTCACTCAGCCACCCGCGCGGCTGCGGAGGCGAGGTAGTGTGCCGAGC